AAAATATGTTCTGCAAATTCGTGTATAACATATAAGCAATCACAATAGTAAATAGACAAACCTGCTCTGATAAGGCCCAGTGTTATACCGAGTCGATCAACTCACGTAACCTGCACCCTCTAACGACAGCCTCTATGATATTGTCATAGCTCCATTACAATTTATATAGGAGTGTATATCATGGCTTTTGCAAAAGCGAGTGGTTATACCAACTTAAACTCAGGTAATTTTTCACCTGTAATTTATAGCAAACAAGTACAGATGGAATTTCGCAAGTCAGCAATCTGTGAAGCTATCACCAACAGTGATTACTTCGGTGAGATTGCCAATGCTGGTGACTCTGTACGTATTATCAAAGAGCCTGAGATTTCTGTCAGTGCCTACACCCGTGGTACTGCCATTGCTACTCAGGATTTAACTGACGTAGATTTCACTTTAACTGTAGACAAGTCTAACTACTTTGCATTTAAATTGGATGACATTGAAGAGCAACAGACCCACATCAACTGGCTGACTATGGCTAGTAATCGTGCGGCCTATCGTTTGGCTGACCAGTATGACCAAGAAATCTTGGGTTACTTGTCTGGTTACAAGCAAGGCGCTCTACATGCTAACGCTGGTGTTGTTAACACTACTGTCTCTGGCACCAAGGCTAACGCCTCTGCTGGTTCTGACGAATTGTTAGCTGCTAATAAGCTTAAGAAAGGCGACTTTGGCAACATTACTACATCAAGTGCTGGTGAGCATTCTATCCCACTAGCTGCCCGTTTATCTGGTGCTACTGCTGTAGCCACTGCTACTGCCACTCCGTTGCAAGTAATTGCACGTATGGCTCGTATCATGGATCAGAACAACGTGGACAAGCAAGGCCGTTGGTTGGTTGTGGATTCTGTATTCCAAGAAGTGTTGGCAGATGAAGATTCTCGTCTATTAAACATGGATTGGGGACAGTCTGGTGGTCTACGCAATGGTTTGATGTTGGACAACTTACATGGTTTCCGTGTATACGTTTCTAACAATCTTCCTTCTGTAGGTACTGGTGCAGCAACTGCTGGTTCTGCTAACCAAAACACCAACTATGGCGTGATTGTTTCTGGTCATGACTCTTCTGTTGCTACGGCACAGCAGATCAACAAGACTGAAACTTATCGTGATCCAGACAGCTTTGCTGACATTGTGCGTGGTATGCACTTGTATGGTCGCAAGATCCTTCGTCCAGAAGCTCTTGTTGTAGCAAAGTATAACGTAGCCTAAGCGTTATCACCGAGGGGGTGGGCAATCTGCCCCCTTTCTTTTATTATGTAAAGAGTAAAAATAATGGCAACTTATGTCTCACTTGCAAATGAAGTTCTCAGACGGCTCAATGAAGTACAGATTGATGCGGCTGGTGATGGATTTGATACTCTTAGAAATGTCCAAGCTCTTGCTAAAGATGCTATCAATAGTAGTATTAGACGTATACTGCAAGATGGTCAAGAGTGGCCTTTCATTAAAACAACATACACACAAACGCTAACAACAGGCGTTACTACATATTCTTTTCCAGCCGACTATTCAAGTGCCGATTGGGGAACCTTTTATTTAAAGAAACTAGCTTCTGCTAGTAACAATCCTAATATACTAAATGCTATATCGTATGAAGAGTACACAATGTCACGTAGATCATCTGATGACAATGCTGGCTCTGCTGGTGCTGGTATTCCATCTCAGGTGTTCCAGACATATGGTTCGTCTTTTGGCGTTACACCTTCACCTAATAACGAGTATGAAGTAGAGTTTACCTACTGGAAAGTACCAGCCTCACTTAATCTGTTTGATGATGTAAGCATTATACCTGACCGATTTAGTCATGTGGTCATTGATGGTGCCATGATGTACATGATGCAGTTCCGTTCTAACGCACAGAGCGCACAGATGCACCAAGCTTCTTTTGAAGATGGTATTAAGGCAATGCGTAATGTATTAATGGATGATAAGTTAAACATGCGATCTGCTTACATTGTAAGGACAAGACAACGTACTTCTGTAGGAATAGCATAGCAACATGGCTGATCAATTATCAGTACACAAAGTAATGTGCAGAGGCGGCTTAGACACTAGCCGTGATGTACTAGCACAGGGAGAACAATCTCCTGGTAGTGCTATTCAGATGATTAATTATGAAGCTGCTGTAACAGGTGGCTACAGACGTATAAATGGATTTGATAATTCATACGGAACAGTTACGGGAACAGGGTCTGTACTAGGTGTTAACGTAGTACATGGTATTAACGATGGTATCTTAGCCTGTCGTACTCCTAGTTCTGGTAATAACTATTTACACCGATGGAACAATTCAACCTCTGCATGGGTCGCTGTTACCTGTGGTGGTTCACCTACAATGTCAGGAGTAAGCAAGGTTCGCTTTGCTAACTTTAACTTTGGTTCTGCTAAGACACTTCTTACAGATGGAGTTAACCCTGCTGCTACATACGATGGTACAACGTACACACCAATAACACATTCATCTGCGCCTACAGATCCAAAGTATGCCTCAGACTATGCTAATCATATGTTTCTTGCAGGAGATCCAGCACACCCTAGTAAGTTATTCTTTAGTGCGCCTTTAGCCGAGACTGACTTTGCTACAGGCAATGGTGCTGGTGTAATAAATGTAGGCTTTGAAATTGTAGCTATTAAGCCTTTCAGAGATGTACTGTACATATTTGGTACTAACGCAATCAAAGCATTGAAGGGTACTGCTGCTGCTAACTTTGTACTATCGGGAGTTACACATGACTTAGGTTGTCTCGCCACTGATAGTGTTATGGAGATTGGTGGTGATTTATTATTCCTTAGTCAAGATGGTATGCGTCCTGTATCTGGCACAAGTAAAATTGGTGACGTAGAACTAGAAACCATATCTAAGAAGATACAATCAGTATTCTCAGATGTAGTACTGGCGATAGACTTAAATGGATTATCCTCTGTTGTTATACGCAACAAGTCTCAGTTTAGAATATTCTTTGCTGCCTCTGAATCACAGGGTATTATAGGTGGCATACGTCAGAACCAAGAGGGTTTAGTCTTTGAGTTTGGTCAGCTTCTAGGATTAGAGGCTACGTGTGCAGCTAGTGGTTATATAGGTCAGTATGAATTTATCATACATGGATCTTCCAATGGCAAAGTATATCGTCAAGAGAGGGGCAACTCCTTTGCTGGTTTAGATATATTTAGTGTGTATCAAACTCCTTACATGTACATGGAAAATCCAGAGCAACGAAAGATATTTCATAAGGTTAATACATATCTAAGATCGGAAGGAGACAATGAAATTGTTTTATCCGTGGTGTATGACTATGAAGACATTGATGTAATGAATCCTACTAACTATACAATGACTACTAAAGGTGCTGCTGCATACTTTAATGAAGCTGCTTACGATAGTACAGCTATCTACAGTGGCAACCCCTCACCAATACAGGCAACTAATATCTCAGGATCGGGTACGTCTGTATCATTTAAATACGTAACTAATAGCACTGATGCTAGTCACAGCATACAGGGCATCGTGTTAACTTACGGCACTGGAGATTTAAGATAAATGGCTGGCTATACTAGACAATCCGTTGCAGACATAGTTGCAAACGCAGTAATCAAGGCAGCACCCGTTAACGCAGAATACAATGCAATACGAGATGCCTTTACTCACGCATCAGGACATAAGCATGATGGGACTAGCACTGAAGGTGCATTCATTCCTCTTATCTCTGATGTGGACTCACTTAACAAAGTAGTAGTTGATACTGCTAACAATCGTATTGGTTTCTTTGTACAAGTAAGTACAGGTACAGTAGAGCAACTACGCATTCAAGATGGGGCAATTGTTCCTGTTACTGACTCTGACATTGACCTTGGTGCTTCTGGTGCTGAGTTCAAAGACTTATACATTGATGGTATCGGATACATTGACACTATCGCTGTGCATGAGAATGCTACGATTGCTGGCACCTTAGGTGTAACAGGCTTATCCACATTAGCTTCAGTGGACATTAACGCTGGTAACATTGACGGCACACAGATTGGTTCTGCCGCAGCTAGTACAGTAACAGGTACAACAGTAACTGCTGCTAACTTTGTTGGCCCTCTTGCTGGTGCAGTCACAGGCAATGTCACAGGTAACGTGTCAGGCAATGTAACTGGTAATGTTACGGGCGACTTAACAGGTAACGTAACTGCAGGATCAGGATCAAGTTCATTCACTAATGTAACCATTAATGGCTCGTTGGATATGAACGCTGGTACATCTGCTACCATTACAGGATTATCTGCACCTTCCAATGGCACTGACGCTACAACTAAAACATATGTAGATGCTGCAGATGCACTGAAGTTAAACTTAGCAGGTGGCACTTTATCTGGTGAGTTGGCAATGGGTACTAGCAAGATTACAGGTCTTGGTACTCCTACTGCTACTGCAGATGCTGCGACTAAAGGATACGTAGATCAGGAAGTGACTGCTGTAATTGCTGCTGCCCCTGCTGCATTGGATACTCTTAATGAGTTAGCTGCTGCACTAGGTGATGATGCTAACTTCTCTACTACTGTAACAAACAGCATTGCAACTAAAGTACCTCTAGCAGGAGGCACCATGTCTGGTGCATTGGCAATGGGTACTAACAAAGTTACTGGCTTAGGTACACCAACAGCCACGGCTGATGCTACCACTAAAGGCTACGTAGATACTGCAGACGCTTTGAAGGTTGCTAAGTCTGGAGATACAATGTCTGGTGCCTTGGCTATGGGTACTAACAAAGTCACTGGCTTAGGCGCACCTACGGCTGGCACAGATGCTACTACAAAGACATACGTAGATGCAGGTGATGCACTACAGGTAACTAAGGCTGGAGATACCATGAGTGGTGTCTTAGCAATGGGTGCTAACAAGATCACAGGTGTAGCTGATCCTACTGCAGCACAAGATGTAGTTACTAAGAACTACAGTGATACCTTATTTGGTTCTACTACAGCAGCAGCCACCAGTGCAGGTAACGCAGCAACTTCTGCAACTGCTTCTGCCAACAGTGCCACCGCTAGTGCAAACTCTGCAACAGCCTCAGCTAACAGTGCATCGGGTGCTTCTACTAGTGCATCCACTGCAACCACTAAAGCGAGTGAAGCAGCTACATCAGCCACTAACGCAGCCAACAGTGCCGCAGCAGCAGCGAACAAGCTACCCTTAGCTGGTGGTGCAATGACAGGAGCCATAACGACTAACAGTACATTTGATGGGCGTGATGTAGCTACTGATGGTACTAAGCTAGATACTGTAGCAACTAATGCTAATAACTATTCACATCCAGCTAACCATGCTATCTCAGTAGTAACGGGGCTACAGGCAGCACTTGATGCTAAAGCTTCAACTACTTCAGTTAATAACTTATCAACAGTATACGATCCAATTGGGGCATCAGTCGCAATGGCAATAGCTCTAGGAGGCTAACTAAATGGCTAATACATTTAAGAATGCTGGTGTTGCAATTGGCACATCACGCACTACTTTATATACAGCACCATCATCTACACAGTCTGTCATTCACGCACTGTACATCTCCAACATTGATGGAGTAAACGATGCAGATGTAACTGTTGAGGTTACAGTAGACGGAGGCACAACTTATCGTCATATTTGTAAAACAGTTCCTGTACCAGCAGACGCTACCTTACTAATGGATAAGCCTATTAACTTAGAAGCTGGAGATATTATTGCACTCACAGCGTCAGTAGCTGGTGACTTAGAAGTCTTTGCCAGTGTACTAGAGATAGCATAAGGGGAGTAGCTAATGCCATATATTGGTAACGTCAACGCATTTGAATCGGTAGGTACATCCGAACTTGCAGATGGTTCAGTCACAGCAGCAAAGATTAACTCTGCCGTAGCTCTTGGTGGGCCTAGCCTTGGCACTGCAAGTATTATCAGAACTAACGCAAACACTA